GTGATGGCGTCCTTGGTGCCAGCCATCAGGTAGCTGTCGCCATCTGTGGTCTTGGGCAGGTTGTTGGACACGTACACCATGAAGCGGTCGATCATGCCCAGCTTGCCGTTGCGCAGAGGCGAAATGGAGTCACCGGTCAGGTAGGCTTGCTTCAGGTCGGAGCGCTTGACCAGCGAGGCCATCCAAGCGGGGATGACCAACCAGCGACCGTCTTCGGGCACGTTCTGCTCGTCCAGCACTTGGCCAGCGTCGAGGAACAGATCGAGGACGTTGTCCTTGGTGACAGCGCGAGGAGCGGAGTCGGTGCCAAGGTTGATGTTGCCGGAGATCACGCCTGCGGTTGCGCCCTTGTTGGCAGTGGCGGCAGCAGCCTTCACGCCGCCCAGCACGTCAGAGTCGATGGCGATCTTCATCTGGGTGGTGGCATCGTTCGTGAAGATGTCCATCATCTTGATGTCGGTCTGCACAGCGTCGACGTCGTCCAGCACCACGGCAAAGTACTTGCCCTTGTCGATCAGCAGTTCGATGGGGGCGGAAGTGGGAACCTGATTGGTCAGGTTGTCGCCCTTGGCGTAGCTGTTGATGGTGATGGTGGGGATGGTGCGAATGTGAATCTTGTCGCCCTGACCCTTGATCTCTCCTTCCCAATCGGTGTTGGAAATCTCGGCGAAGACCGTGGTCTTGTAGAACTTGACCTGAAGCTTGCCGCTCCAGATTTCGGGGATGAAGTTGCCGCTGTACTGGGTGTAGCCGCTGGATACTGGAAAGCTCATGATTTACCTCTTTGAAATGAAAAACCCGCCGAAGCGGGTGGATGGTTTGCGTTGAACCGAGAGGTCAGCGGATGCGACCTTCGATTTGTGCCGACATGATGTCGGCCTCAATGGCAATCGCGTCTGCGTCACTCACCTCGCCACGACGTGACCGTGCATAGAAGTCGGAGACCTCGGCTCGCGTCCAAATTTTCTTGGCCGGAGGAGCGTTGGGTGCCTTGTTCGTTGACGGTGTCAGTTGCGATTCGAGTGCAGCAGTCGAGTTTGCCGCCCACGATGTGGATGTCTTCTTGTACGCAAGGAAGAACTTCGCGGTACGGGCAGCATCGCGTGACTTCTCAGCGTTCGACAGGAGAGTCTGTCGGGTCTGTCCGGTGAGCTCGTCCACCTCGTCCAGCCAAGTCAGGAACTTGGGGTCTTGGTTGACTTGCTCCCAGTCGGGAACCATCGACACCAAAGAAGAGAAGAAGTCGGTCTCGACCTTCTGAGTCGTGACGTTGGAGATCAAGTCGAGTTGCGTCTTCAGTTGCCTGATCTCTGCGTCCTTGCCTGCCAGTTCTTCACGGGCAATGCGTCGGGCAACGTCAATCAGGCCTTCACCGTACTCTTCGATCTCCTCGGGCTTGACCAGAGGCTCGGGCTTGTTCTTCAGTTGGTCGAGGGAAACCTCGATCTCCTGAAGCTTCGTCTTCAGTTCTTTGTTCTCCCCGGCGAGCCGAGGAATCTCTGCGTTGTACTTGCCTTGCAGAACCTTGAAGCGGTGTTCCCAGTTCTCGTCCTGTCCGGAAGCAGGCGGAGTTTGAGAGTCGTTCGTGGCTGGTGGCTGTACAGGCGGCGGATCGTTGGCCGCAGGAGGATCGCCCGCAGGCGGCTCATTCGGCTGTGTGGTCTCACCGTTGTTCGCAGGTGCTTGCTGCTTGTTCAGCAGTTCTTCATGCAGTCTGTTGGCTTTTTCTTCGGCTTCGAGAACTGCGCGTGGTAAAGATGACATTGATACTCCGTGAGCCGAAGACGGTCGCGTTCGAGCCTCGCGGTGTTCGAGCGATTCGTTCGGTATTCAGCGGTTGCTGGTTGAAGGGCCAGCCCCTTTTGCGGCAGGACGCCGCTTAACTCATTGCTGAGTTACCGCGATTTGCGGATGACCTCCGAAGCGTCTTTGGCTTTGTCGAGGAAGTCGCCGACAGCCTGTGCTGCGCCCTGTTGCCACCGGGACAGAACTTCGTCCTTGGTGTTCACAGAGTCGCGATACAGGTCTTGCAGGGATTCCTCGAGCCAA